TCCAGGCAACCTGGATGATCTCGATCCCGACTGAGGTTGTCGGGCCGGTGACAGTTCTTGACCCGGCTACGTATCCGTGGTCTACACAGATTAACGTGGATCTTTCCTGCTATCGCAGCATGGAAGATCTGGCCGTATCAGAAGTAACGGAATCGATTGGGCTCTGCTCAGCCGGATTCGCATCTTCCTGGAATACACAGTAACCCGCAAGGAGAGCCATGCCTACTAACGGACGCCCAGGTGTTTTCTTTCAGGAGTCCTTCCAGCCGCTGGCAACCGGTGGCGGGGGCATTCCCGGGGAAGCGCTGCCCTGCTTCGCGGGTATTTATCCTGGCGGGCCTACTGCGCCGTGGCTCGTCACCTCGTGGAATCAGTTCCTGATCCAGTACGGGAGTTTCAGTACCCCCGCAACGAGTAATACGAACACGCCGTCCTGGGCTCTTGGAATGAATGGCAGGTACCTTCTGCCCTTCGCCGTATACGAGTTCTTCCAGAATGGCGGGTCGCAGTGCATCGTCCTGTCCCTCGCGAACTCGGACGCCACGTCCGCATCCCTCCAGCTAGAAGACACCCCTGCAACAACGGATATTGTCACCGTCACGGCCAGTTCCCCAGGTGTCTGGGGGCAGAGTATTTTCGTTGAAGTTGTCGCTGTTGCCGCCGGGTACTTCAACTTCAACGTGTACTTCGGTAACTCATCTCCGTCGAATCTGGTCGAGACATTCCCGTACGTGACGATGAATCCGCAGGACCCCAGCGGGCGTTTCATGGCTACGCTGATCAACTCTCCCATAGGCGGTTCACACTACGTCAGTGTCGCCGTGACCTTCCCGTCCGGCGGATACGTCGCCGGTACGACTGACCTGGCAGCGGCCTCCCCCACTCCGCTTACCGGTGCGTCAGACGGCTCAATCGTCCCGGTTATCGGGACTGTCATTCCTACCGCCCTGGATACCCTGCCTGACCAGGCAATGTACGTTAACGTCCCCGGTCTGTCCAGCACCTCCATCCTGGGCACTCTTGCTTCCTGGGCTGCCGGTCGCGGTGACACCATGATCGTCTGTGACGGGCCTACTCCGACGCTTCCCGAAACTAATGCAACGGTCTACACCAACTACGTCAACATGGTCACGGGCGGGTCTGCCCTGCCTGTATCCTCCTACATGGCTCTGTACGCCCCGTGGGTGCTCGTTCAGGACCCGTCTAGTACGGCGCAGGGTGCGGCCACTCTTCTCCCTCCTGGTGGCCTTGTGCTTGGCCAGTGGCAGCAGAACGACGTCGCATCCGGGACCGTCCAGACTCCTGCCGGTACCCAGGCTGTCCTGAATGTCGTGGACCTGGAGACGCGCTTCACCTCGACTCAGCTTAACGGGCTGAACAACTACAACATCAATGCGCTGAAGATCGTTCCTGGTGTAGGCTTCTGTATTTTCGGCGGGCGCACGCTTGATGTCGGTTACCCGACTCGTTACATCGCGGTTCGCCGGATGCTGATCAAGCTGGAGCATGACTTCAACTGGCTGCTCCAGCCAGCCTTGTTTCAGCCGAATGACGCACAGCTATGGGCATGGGTTACCTCGACCCTGCAGAATTACCTGATGCAGCAGATGCAGGCGGGACAGCTTGGCGGAACTACCCCGTCCACGTCTTACCTGGTTACCTGCGATTCCACCAACAACACCCTGGCCACGGCTTCGGCAGGCATTATCACCGCCACGGTTGCCGTCTCTCTCCTGAGTCCTGCCGAGTTCATCAATATCACGATCTCGCAGTTCCAGGGTACCGGAACCACGACTGTCACTACGTCAACTTCCTGAAGGCAGGAACAATGGTTACACAGAAGACCTCGCTGTCAAGTCCGGCGACTGACCCGCTCAGGAATTTTAAGTTCCAGGTGATACTGACCCCCTTGAACGCCACCGGGGCGGGCGGCGGCGGTACTTCCATTACCCTCGGCTTCATGACCGTCCAGGGGCTTGCCGCGAACATCGACTCGATTCCCTACCGTGAGGGAAACATGAACACGGTGACCCAGCAGATGCCGGGCCAGACGTCGTTCAATCCGATTACCCTGTCCCATGGTGTCATCTGCGGGCAGACGGGGGGTCCGCTGGAAGTGAACATGCTACAGCAGATCTTCACCGTCAATCAGGGTTCCGGTACCCAGGCTCCTGGCATGAACTTCCGCTACAAGGCAGATATCCAGGTTCTGGATCATCCGGTCACTACGCAAGATGCTCCTGTCAAGGCATGGTTCATAGTTCACAACGCGTGGACTACTGCCTTTGCCTGGGGCGACCTTGACGCGGGAGCGAACCAGACACTGGTCGCGCAGCTCTCTATGGTCCATGAGGGCTTTGATGTTTCCTACGCGGCAGGTGTGGGCACATCTGCAGCTTCCGCACCGGACACACTTCAGTAAGGATTACCAGTAGGATAATCTCGTAGCAACCCGGAACGTACACGGAGCACAATATGGCACCAGAAGTGAAGACCGTTCGCGCGAATGAGCGTCCCAGTGATGCCAACGCCGCCGCCGCTGCGGCTATGTCAGCCGCTATTGCGAAGTACCCCGATGCTCCGGTGTCGTTGCCTGACCTGGTCACCCTGCCCGGTGGCCTGGTAAATGGTGATGAGATAATTTCCACGGCCCAGGTCAGGGAACTTAACGGGATGGCCGAGGAAGCCCTGTCCCGTGCTTCCCTTCCGGACCCGCGTACCGGTGTGGTAAATTCTTTCCACTACCTGAATACCCTGGTAACTCAGGGGACGGTCAAGGTCGGGGAGGCTGACCCCAAGGAGACTAAAAAGCTCCTGGGCAAACTACTTATAGGGGACCGGGACGCTATTCTCATGGGAATCCGGATCATCACCTACGGCAAGGACCTGGAAATCCCGCAGTGGGAGTGCCCGTCCTGCGGTGAGCTTTCCGACCTGACGATTGACCTTACTGAAGATGTCAGTACCAAGACCCTGAAGAGTCCTGATGAGGCTGCATTCGAGGTCGAGCTGAACCGTGGCAAGGTGGCGGCTGTACGTCTTCCTAACGGGGAAGACCAACTGGCAATAGGGGAGAATCCTAAGGCCACTACTGCCGAACGAAACACCATTTTGCTCCAACGCTGTATCTCCACCATCACCTCGCCTGACGGTCACATTCAGTCAATGGCTGGCTTCCCGTCTCTGGCCCGCGAGATGTCCATACCAGACCGGCGTAAGGTTCTGAGAGAGGTAGCTGAGCGCCAGCCAGGACCGGAGTTCAACGACATTAAACTGACTCACGCGGCGTGCGGTAATGAGGTGACCCTCGCACTGGGGATCGCGGACTTGTTTCTCTAGGGAGATAAGCCTCGACCGGATGTACTACGAGTACGGCCTGATTACCATCGCCTTTCCGGCGTGGACTCCTGAGGACATGGGCAGGATGACCCGGCAGCAGCGGAAGTACTGGTCGGAGTTCTCCCTGGCCCGGCACGAGCAAAAGAATCTGGTAAACTTAGGGAGAACGAACATTCGGAATAATAGCTCGTAGCAACATTAGATCATCCCGTCTAGGACAACACGGAGCAACGGGCTCTTTCAGTGGTACCTATGTAACGGAGCCTGGTAATGCCCGCGAATGATGATTACAATGCGACGATGGGTGTGGCAGGAAACCCGGGCAGCTCGCAGGTCATAGGCGCGAATTCTCTCCAGCAGGCAATTGACAAGTTTGACTCTGCCGTTACCAAGCTGTCCGGCCTGTATGACACGGCAGCGAAGTCGGCCGGGAGTATCACGCCGGGCGGGATCACCTCAAAGACGGGCGGACCCCAGTCATCTAACAGCCAAGGATGGGTGAGTCAGCTCGGCTCGCGCTTCTCTTCCCTCAAGAACGGATTCGGTGGCCAGCAGCCGAACCAGTCCGGGCAATCCACGACTAATGCGTGGGGCGTCACCACGCAGAATACGGGAATGCAGCCTGCCGCGAGCGGGCAGGGTTCCGGTCAGGGATACACCGGGCTGCTCCCTACCATGTTCGGCCAGATCGGGGGCAAGCCTTCCGCTGCTGCGGCGTACGTTACTGCGCGAACAGGGGGAGGTACAGGAGGGGGTGCGCCTAGCAATGGCGGGAGTGCCAGCAGCGGTCCCCCGACCATCGGCGGCACGCTCGCGACGGCTGCAGGTGCGGCTGCCATAGCGTCGACAGCTTACGGACTGAACCAGTACAGCAAGCAGGTTCAGCTTTCCGGCTTTGTGACGCAGAACGCCATGTGGCTTCCGGCTGGCGCAGGAGCCGGGGCTAACGTCCAGAACCGGATTGGTCAGGCTGCGCTGGCCAACAAGCCACTGGCCATGAACCAGAGTGACCAGCTCGCCTCGCAGTCGATTATCAGCGGCATGTACGGGACGGCTTCAGGTTACGGTAATGCGCAGTCGAATCAGCTTCAGTCCGGCGCTAATGCGGCCGGGTACGCCATGGGCCAGGGTGCCGCAGCCGGTGCCCAGTTCGCTGCAAACCTGTACTCTCCTACATCTTCAATGGCCTTTTACAATATGGGCCTGGGGAACACTGCTCCCGGTATCAGGGGCTCATCTGCCACCCGGTCAATGCCAGTCGTCGCCCAGGGACTTATCAGCCGACTAGGCGGGACTGGCGGCAAGAACCTGTCCACCAACATTTCCGAGGCAGGTGCCGGGTACGGTACCCTGCTGGCACTATCGGGGGGAGACCCCAACCAGGCCGCGAATCTGCAGACCATGCTGCTGGCCACGCAGAAGCTGGACGTCGGTAACAAGGCTACGGGAGGAAAGGGCCTTAGTACGACTCAGCAGACAGCTTTGTGGAATGCATCAGCGGGTCAGGGCAGCACCGCCGGGTCCAAGAAGCAGACTGTATCCAGCGCTGATGCCGAGCTGGCCAAGTACGGAATCAACACCTCAGACCAGCAACGTATCAATAACGCCAGCAGTCAGCAGATGAACCAGACTGCCAACACGGCCCAGTCCTTCAATGACGGGCTGACTGCCTCGACTGCCATCATTGGTGACTTCAATGCGGCTGTGACCAAGTTCTTGAACATACCAGGGGTTAAGCAGATCACCGGTATACACGGCGGCATCGCTGCCTCCTTGGCTAACGTTCCAGGCGGGGCTGCGCTCATGGGTACCGTAGGCACAGCCGTGGGTATCGGGAAGGATATCGCTAGCCTCTTTTCGGCAGGCGGACGTCTTCCCGGCTACGGTGGCGGGGATGTAAATCCTGCTCTGCTTGAGTCTGGGGAGACGGT